AAATGATGATTTATCTAGTTGGTCTTTAGGCGAAGAAAACAATACTAGAGAATCAGATTTTGAATTAAAAAGAAAAAACGACAAAATCCTAAGAGAATTTGGATGGTAAAAAATGAACAAAACAAAACAGGCAATATCACTTATAAATGAATCAATAGATTTATTAAAAGAATTAAAATATACCTACGCTAGATCTCACCTAGAAATGGCAATAAAAGAAATAAATAAAAATTCAAATTCTTTAGAAAAAAATAAAAAAGAAGATAAAAAACAAATTTTTTTTCCAAATCCAAGATTGTCATTGAAAATTGTTGAAAAAATGATTCAAGAAGAAAAACAATAAATTAAAAAAATAATATATACAGTAGTGAAGGATCACTAAAACAACAAGGAGGTTGTAATGAACGAAAAATTAAAAAAAGAACAAATTAAAAGAATATATAAAAATTTGTCCTTAGCTAATGAAAAATTAGCAAAATTAAATAATCATGAAGTTGGATATGAAGAAAAAACAATTTGGTATCCGATAGTTCGCAGCACACAATACCCAGTTGTTACTTCAAAGGTGAGATTAAGAGACTTGCCGACAATTCCAACATCAAAAATAGAAAATTTATATCCAATACAATATATAGATGGCGGAGACTTAGACAATTTGCAATAAAAATTTAGGAGGAAAATGGCAGTACAAACAGTAATTCAAATAAGAAGAGGTGAAGACGCAACATGGACATCTACAAATCCAACATTAGCGTCAGGAGAATTTGGACTAGAAACAAATACTTCAAAAATTAAAATTGGAGATGGGTCAACATCATGGGCATCACTGCCGTACCTCATAAAACAAACAGACAATATATTAATAGATGATAATACAATCAGCGCCACCAACACAAATGGAAATCTAATTTTATCTGCAAATGGAACTGGGAACGTGCTAATAAACGGAAGCAGAATTGCGACCATAGCAGATCTAGGCTCCTCTACGACAACAGTTGGAACAATAACAACCGGTACTTGGAATGCAGGAACAATACAAATTGCTTATGGTGGAACAGGAGCAACAGACGCAACGACAGCAAGAACTAATTTAGGCGTAGCGATTGGCACTAACGTTCAAGCATATAGTGCCGTATTGGGTTCAGTTTCAGCCGGAACTTATACTGGTGCCGCTAGCATAACTACAGTTGGAACAATAACAACTGGAACATGGAATGGTGCGTATTCAAATTCTAATGTCACGGCAGTTGCAAATGGAACTTACGCCGGAGACGACAGCATAACCACAGTTGGAACAATAACAACCGGAACATGGAATGGAGCGAACGTAGCAGTATCAAGAGGTGGAACAGGTGCAAACGATGCTGTACAAGCAAGAACTAATTTAGGCGTAGCAATTGGCACTAATGTTCAAGCATATAGTGCTGTGTTAGGCTCAGTATCAGCAGGAACTTATACTGGCGCAACCAGCATAACTACAGTTGGAACAATAACAACTGGAACATGGAATGCCGGAACAGTAGCAGTTGCTTATGGTGGAACAGGAGCAACAGACGCAACAACAGCAAGAACTAATTTAGGCGTAGCGATTGGCACTAACGTTCAAGCATATAGTGCTGTGTTAGGCTCAGTATCAGCCGGAACTTATACTGGTTCAACCAGCATAACTACTGTTGGCACTATAGCAACTGGGACATGGAATGCCGGAACAGTAGCAGTTGCTTATGGTGGAACAGGAGCAACTGACGCAACAACAGCAAGAACTAATTTAGGCGTAGCAATTGGCACTAATGTTCAAGCATATAGTGCTGTATTGGGTTCAGTTTCAGCAGGAACCTATACTGGTTCAACCAGCATAACTACAGTTGGCACTATAGCAACTGGAACATGGAATGGTGCTTATTCAAATTCTAATGTCACGGCGGTTGCAAATGGAACTTACGCCGGAGATGACAGCATAACCACAGTTGGAACAGTAACAACTGGCACTTGGAATGCAGGAACCGTAGCAGTTGCATACGGCGGAACAGGAGCAACAACACAATCTGGTGCCAGAACAAATTTAGGCCTAGGAACTATAAGTACTCAAGACGCCAATAATGTCAGTATAACAGGCGGAACAATTACTGGTATAACCAACCTAAGTGTATCTGGAAACTTATTTGTAGATGGAACAACTACTACGCTCAGTTCAGTAAATTTACTTATAGAAGATAAAAACATCGTATTGGCAGATGGAAATTCCACTGATGTCGGAGCAGATGGCGGAGGTTTAACCCTCAAAGGCACAACAGACAAAACCTTTACATGGGTTGACTCAACAGATTGCTGGACAAGTAGTGAAGGACTTAATTTAGTATCAACCAAAGACTATAAAATAGCAGGAACTTCAGTTCTTACTGCAACTGTTTTGGGTAGCGGAGTTGTTACAAGTTCTTTGACAACAGTTGGAACAATAGGAACTGGAACATGGCAAGGTGCAACAGTGGGTGCAGGGTACGGCGGAACCGGAATAGCCACCTACGCCGCTGGCGATCTATTGTATGCTACTGCTGCCACAACTTTAGCCAAATTGGCAAAAGGAACTGCTTATCAAATGCTAAGAATGAATGCAGGAGCAACCGCACCAGAATGGTCAAATACAATTGATGGCGGAACTCCGTGAGATTATTAAAAATAATAATTAAATAATGGTAAAAGCCAGTAGAAATACTGGCTTTTATTATTTAAATTTGCTGTTTGGAATAAAAATTACCATTTAAAAGACTATAATATATTATTAGATTGTAGAAAGAAAGAATGAATGAATGCCAAGAATTACAAATTTACAAATAAGAAGAGGCACATCTTCAGAATGGTCCACTGCTAATCCTACATTAAATTCTGGTGAACCGGGCTTAGATACGACTCTTAATGTGCTAAAAATCGGAAATGGCACTGCCACTTGGGCAAATCTATCTGTAATAAACTCTGCGCTTACCACACTAAACGTGGGTAATCTCAATCTAACTTCATCGAATATAATATCTACAGGAACCAATTCAAGTATTATTTTATTTCCTAATGGTTCTGGAAATGTTGGAATCAGCACCAATTATCCGAATGCAAAATTTCATGTTTATTCTCCAAGAAGCAATGATACAATTCTTAATATTGAAGGAACAAATGGATCCTTATTTAGCGTAACAGATAATTTAACAGGCTCTTTAATGAGCGTAAATAATAATTCTGGATTGCCAATATTAGAAGTTTTTAGTGATGATAAAGTTGTCGCTGGAAGATTTAATAAAAATGACTTTGTTTTAATTTCAACAGGAAATGTAGGAATAGGAACCAATAGTGCTTCTGAGAAATTGGAAGTAACCGGCAATGTGCGACTAACAAACGAAACATCTTCTACAATAACTCATTTTGATAGTAATAAAAACTTAAAATCTTTGCCAACTAGTTCTTATCCATCACTAACAGAATTAAGTTATGTAAAAGGAGTTACAAGTGCCATTCAAACACAAATAAATAATTTAGGCACATCTTATCAATTAAGTAGAACCACCACAGATGCAACAGCGGATGTTTCTTTAACGACAGATGGAAACGCACCTTCAGGAACAACAAATTTAGTTGTAGTTTCAGCTTCTAGCGTATGGATATTTACCGCTAATATTACCTGTTACAACACCACAGACAATGCTATGGGAGCTTTTCAAATAAGAGGTGCAATTTCAAGAAATGGAAGCAACACAACAAATATAATCGGAAGCACAATAAGAGAATATTTTTTAGATTCTAGTATGGCAAGTGTAACAGCAAATGTTGTGGCCGAAGATTCGAACGAAACTATTCAAGTAAGGGTAAAGGGGTTGACATCAAAAACTATTAAGTGGAATGCAGCAATAAGAGTAGAAGAAATATCCACTGCCTAAAATATAATATTTAAAACTAAATAATATTATGTTTACTTACACTCCTACTGGAAGGGTCTTCGTATTTGGAAGATCAGAAATACTATTCAAGCAGACCTATGAAGTTAGATTTAATATAGGAACTATTGCTTACGTTAAGAAACAATCAGAAAAGGGCATATTAGAAAAAGTATTAATTAAGAAAATTCATAGAAATGCACCAGAAATTTACAGCGGAGTAATACCGATAGTCAGCTATGTTGATAACACTAACAGAGTTTGGATTGAAGAAGAGTTAGTAGATCAAGACGACGCTTTTGATAATTATCATGTATATTGGACAAGAATAAAACGAATGGCCGAAGAATTGCTTCAATATCCTAACAAGTAACTTCTTGGACAAAATTTTTTATTAATTTTGCTTTGCCCCATTCGCGATTTTTGTTCGCAATATAATCTTTGTTTTCAAAAGATTCTCTTGTTATTCTAAGGCTCATATCATTAGTTACTGATATGTCTTTTAATTTAAAGTATTTAGTTCTTATTTCATTACTATGAGATAAGCAACTAGTATAATTTTGATCTAATATAACAAGACGTAAATTATTATGCATTCTGCATCTGAACTGAAAATTTGTGTCATCCATCCCCCAACCTAAATTAATATTTTCATCGTATCCATTAACAGAATAGAAGTCGTTTTTTCTACATAAAATCATACCACAAGTTCCTATATTTCCTTCTTTATCTTTAGGGTTACAAGCAACTATGATTTTTTCTTTAGCAAAAATTTCCTTTATATTTTCACAATAATTTTTAACTAATATATTATCGCAATCCAAATTACACAAAATATCACCAGAAGCAAGTTTATGAGCTATATTTTTAGCATGAGAAGCAATAAAGTTCTCGGGTTCTGTCGTCTTATAGTACGCGACCAATCCGGATTCTAATTCGTTCTTTAAATTATCTTGAACCCAACCGTCTAAATTGTCTTTACTATTATAACTTAATAATATAAATTCTCTATTTTGATAAGATTTTGTATTTGAAATACTTTTTAAGTATGTTTCTTTCAAATGAAAAAGTCTATTCATGCAAGTGGTGCAAAAAGATATTTTCATGTCATATAAAAACCAACAACAGAACATCGGACATTATCGCCAGCATCCTTATCAACTCTATTAATGGAGTGCCAAACTCCTGCTTTCGTTAAAACCAATCTATTTGGTTTACAAGTAATATATTGTCCAACTCCATAGTGATTAATTAATTTATCTTCAAAAGAATGATTTAAACTTGGGTCTGGGCATCCTTCTACTTCTGGGGTCTTGGCCAACAATAATTCTCCTCCCCAAGTAGAACCCCAGTGCAAATGAGTATAGAATATTGCCGCAGCAACATACCCCTTGTCATTATGCCAACTTAATTTTGTTTCCCTAGGATATAAGTAAGACCTGATGTTGATATTTTTATACTTTCCAACTAAATCGCCATGATTTTTTGCTAATTCCGTAAAAAGATTTACAAAAGTATCAACATAATTATTATATGGACCTTGATCAGAGTAGTATGACTTGCCGCCATATCCAAAACCATCTGTTAGTCTCCAAACTTTTTTCCACCCATCAAGATGAGGTAGAGAATATTCTTCATTATTAATATACTTAAATATATTTATAAATTGTTGTTCTTCAAAAATATTATCGTAAACAACACAATTTTCATTTTGCAGCACTTTGTTCATGTTTTATTTTTTTAATATGGTAATAATATCTTTCATAAAATTCTTCAGCGTCTAAAATAATATTTTCCCCAATATTATTATGTTGGCCATTTATTTTAAACATATTGTCATCTTTTTTCAATACGTCTTTTAGATTTAAGAATTTTTGCACATCTTCAAGACCTGGTCCACTGGCTAGGTCTTCCCATGTTAAAAATAAAAAATTAGGCGTATTTTTTATCATTTCATAGATTCTTCTAATTCTAAATTTATAATAATTCAAATAATTATTAATTTTATGTTCATTCAGTATTTCGTTTAATGAAAATCTAGGGGATCTGACAACATATATAAATTTACAATAGTTGTATAGGGATTTACAACAAAAAGAACTATTGTGCAGCAAATGATCGCCAAAAATGGACCCAGAATAATTTAGTTTTGCGTTTCTGAACATCCACCGTAAATCTTCAGGGTGTGTGTATTGGACCATTGAACTAAAAAAATTACATCTGCGGTTTTTATTAAGAATTTTAATTAAATCAAAAGAACCAGATCCCAGATGACTAACTACAAAAGCAACCTTATTCATAACTATAATATAGTAAATATCGTAAAAAGGAAATAATATGGCTTGGTGGGATTTTTATAAACTTTGGACATATCAATTTGAAAAGGGGCCTATAGAAAAAAGAGGCTTTGAAAATTCTCAAGCGATAGGAGCAGGCATCACTGTTCCAGATGCCATGCCAGATCTAAGAGGAGAGCCTTGGAATGCTGGTTCCAAGGGTCAAATTAGATTATACGATAGTAATGATTTTATTGATTTGTCTACTGTAACAAATAGGCAATCCAGATACAAAGAATATGAAAGATTAAGAAATGTTGCAGAAATAGAAAGCGCAATGACAGTTATTGCTGACGAGGCCTGTATATCTGGCGAAACTAGAATCTCTACTTTGTTCGAAGGGTACATCACAATAGAAAAATTAACAGAAAAATGGAAAAAAGATCCTACTCCATTTTTGGTTTACTGTTGGGATTTTGAAAAAGAAGACTACACATTAGGGTGGGCATTCGAACCAAGATTTGTAAAAAAATCCAAAACTATAAAAGTTGTTTTGGATGATGGAAGTTATTTTGTTGTAACTCCAGATCATCGAATCTTAGATGCAAATCAAAATTGGATAAATGCAGAGGAATTAAAAAGAGGGTCAGAACTAGTTCCTTTTTATAAGTTGGATCCAAACAGATCATTAAACGAATTAAAAACAAATTTATTTCCCAGAATATACACAAATAAAGGCTGGGTGAATGAGCGTCAATTCATAGATGAATGGAAAACCGGCCCAGATAAAAAATATGAAAAAGTAAACAAAGCAATTAGATTGTTGGCCGATGGCGCTACCATTCGTCAAACTAGCGAAATCGTAGGTCATGAATGGCAAACAATCGAATCTTGGATAAAGAAACAAGGATTTACAACAAAAGAAATAAAGTGGTTAGGAAAACTAAAAAAAGAAAGAAAAGTAATAGGTATTTATCCGTATGGAGAAATGAATGTTTACGATTTGTCTGTTGCTGAGCATGAAAATTTCTGCACCGATTCGGTGGTAATGCATAATTGCCAAAAAGATGATCATGGAAATGTTATGAAAATAACATGCAAAAATGAAGAAGTTAAAAAAGAACTAGAATTTCTATGCTTTAACAGAAAAATGCTAAATTTGAATAGAAGAATTTGGCAAATTGCAAAAAGACTATGCGTGTTTGGCGATGGATTTTATGAACTAATAACAAATATAGAAAGTCCAAAAGATGGAATATTAAAAATACAAGAATTGCCTCCTGACTCGATGTTTAAAATCGTAACAACCAAAGGAAAATTAGTAGAATATCAACAATCAAAAGAAGGACCTGATTATCAGGCTCTAACTAGAAGTCAAATTCTAAAGTCAACAGATGTTGAATTGCAGCAGTCAACGGCGATTAGATTTGCTCCTAGTCAAGTTATTCATTTTGCACTCGGAGAAGACAGAAAGACATTTTATCCTTATGGTCAGTCATTGATAGAGCCAGCAAGAGGCCCGGCACATCAACTAAGGCTGATGGAGGATGCAATGTTAGTTTATAGATTAACAAGAGCACCAGAAAGAAGAGTTTTTTATATTGATGTGGGTCAATTGCCGCCTTTCAAAGCAGAAGCATTTGTTGAGCGAATGAAAGACCAATTCAGAAAGAAAAAAGTTGGAACTAGCACAGGAACAGGTGCTAATGTAATAGAAGAAAGATGGCATGCTCCTGCTGCTGACGAAGACTATTGGTTGCCTATAAGACCAAATGCAAACACCAGAATAGAAACGCTACCGGGAGCACAAAATCTAGGCGAAATTGATGACGCTCTATATTTTAGAAATAAACTTTTTACTGCTCTTAATTTCCCAAAAAATTATTTCAATGTTGAAGATCCTTCAGCAACAAGAATTACTCTATCCGCTCAGGATGCAAGATTCGCAAGAATGGTGGAAAGAATTCAATCCTCCATAGAAGATGGGATATTAGAAATATGCGAAAGGCATTTGGAAATGAGAGGATTCCCTTTCGAAGCATATGAAGACCTCAAAATAGAAATGACACCTCCATCTGCTTGGAAAGAACTTAGCGAGGCAGAAATTATTAATAATAGAATTAATACCGCAACAACGCTAAAGGGAAGTTTATTAATGTCTGACTATGACATATTAACAAAACATCTAAAGTATTCACCAGAAGAAGCAGAGCGTATTATTTCTAGAAATAAGATTCAAAAACTAGAAGAACTTAAGATTCAAATTATTGGTCAAAACCCACAACTTTTAGGAGTCGGAACTCCAGGAGAGTCTTCAGGAATAGAAATGGGTACAGATGAAACCGGACCTAATCCTATGATAGGGATAGAAGGATCAGGAGAGGAAGAACAGCAAGAACAACCAGAGGGTGGTGAAAGCCCAGAACTCCCAGAAGAAAACGATGAAGATATTGTTTTTAGTGAGCCAAATGAAGAAGAACTTAAAAAGTATAATCTAGGAATTGAAGATTATAATAAATATATTGATGACGAAGAAATAGATTGGAGTGAAGAAAATTAGTTTTCTTCGTTTCCAAAATTATTGTCTGCGTAATTCGTAGACACTTCTTCTGGTTGCCTAAATTGTTGGTTTGCATCTTTTATTTTTTCAATAATATCTCTTAATTCTTTATCTTTTGAAGAAACTAAATTAAGAAAATCATCAACTTCTTTAGGATATTTCTCCAAGCAAATAGTTATTAATTTATTAAATAATTCAACCTTATTTTCAGTTTTTTCTTGGTTTTCTTTAATATATTCTAAAAAAGTCTTCATAAAAGATTAAATTTTTGCTTCTAGGTGCATACTATATATAAGTTACAAAATAGTGTTTTAATGAAATCACTATGCTTTAGATACAAAATATTAAAAACGCTAAGAGCGACTAGGAGTAATAGTTATGAAGAGAAAACTCATTGAATTCGATGTTTTTGAAAGAATCAAAAAGGACTCTTTGTCAACAGCAGAAAGAGAGCTTGCCGAATCAACACAATATTTAGCAAAAACATTAGGTCTTGATGGACTAGAAATTGATTGCTATGGCCCAGAAAATGTAGTATTTGAATCATCTGACGGAACATATCTACATGCCAATTATAAAATAAACAATGGCTTTATAGAATTTGACAATTTAGAGCAATTAGTAATAACAGAAGAGTCAGAAAAATCCAAATCAAAAGAAGTATTATCAAAAATGCTTGATTGCATTATTGAATCAAAAGATCAAGAAGCAGATGAATTATTTGGAGAATGGCTCGGACTTCCAGGATCAAAAAAAATATTCAATGAAGTTAGACAAAGAAGAAGAGTTCCAATTAGAAAAAATGGAAAAATGACAGGAAAATACAGAATCGCATGGTGGAATGCCGGAACTCCTCATCGTCGCCAAAAAGCCTCAGTTGTTAGATCTAGAATGAAAGGAAAAGTAAAGGCTGGCAAGTTGCGCGGAGCATCAAAGAAGAAAGCCTACGCAGCAAATAGAAAGAGACTAAATGTAGGCCATATGATGAAAGAATGGCATATGATTTCAGAAAACGTCATGGATTACGTCAACTATTGCCAATACGGCACAGTTGTAAAAGAATCATATGTAAATCATGATGAAAATCATAACATAGTTTCAGTAAAAATACCAACAATAAAAGTAAGAAATGAAGCAAAAATGCTTCAATTCAATTGGAAAACAATGAATACTGACGTTATGGTCAAGAGAAATCAAGCCAAAAAACTTTACGAAAACGAAAAGTTTGCAAAAGAAGTTGCTGAAATCAAGAGATTCAATGCATTGTCTGATGACAAATCATTAGAAGAAGCATTCCAAAATGCAGCAACAAATTGGCCACAAGTATTGTATGTAACTCAAAAAGAATTGTCAAATCAAGTCAAGTTGGCATTAGAAGCAACAAATGCAACCAACTATGATGACGCAACTTGCGAGTTTATTGCTGAAGGATTGCTAAGAACTGCACACGAAACATTCGTTGACAGAGTAGCAAAAATACTAAAATTAGCAGGATCAAAAGTAAATGAAGGTGCTAATGACAAGTATGCAGAATTTGCAAACGTTGTAGAAAATTACTACAAAACTCTTGATGAATCTTCTTCATTAGAAATGCAAGCATTCGTAGACCTCTATGAGGCTCTAAGAAATGTTTATGAAGTTGCAAAAGAAGAAGAAAATCAAGAAATGGCTGTAGAAACTGCAAGTCATTTAGACGACTTATTATCAATTATAAAACAAGAATCTGAACCTTCCTTAGAAGTTGCCGAAAATGCTGCATCATGGCTTTATGATGTTGTAGAAGCAAATTTAGAAGGTATGGAATGGGAAACCAACGAACCAGTTGTTTCCGCAACTGGTGATCACCCAATGGTCCGTCAACATGCTAAGAAGTCATATTCTCCAGCAAGTGATTTAGGATCAGATTGTGGTGATGCACAAATGACAAGTGATGGAAAAGAAACACACGGATCAGCCGCAGAAGAACTCGCAAATTCAGGGTTCAGTAACGAAGGCGGAGAAGGTGTTTATCCAAACTTGGATAATCCATACATTCTAAAAAATGCGGATTATAAGATTCATGGAGAAAAAGACATTGATTCAGATTCGGATCAATTAGCCCATGTCGGCGGAAACGACACATGGCCAAACTTACAAAATCCATATGTAAAAAATGCAGATGTTTCAAAAGAATAAATAACTAGGAGGTTTCGTGAAACTTTTATTAGAACATGATATGACTCCTGGAACAATTTATGAAAATAGATTGATTTTGGGGGCAGGAGGCTGTGCGATACTAAATGAAATGGATCTGCATGAGTCTTCTAATGGAGGAAGTGGCCTTGTTAAATTCAAAGGCAAATTCCAAGAAGCAGAAGCAGTAAACAAAAATAGAAGAATGTATCCTTATGAAGTACTAAATTCAAATGTAAAAAGTCTTCAAGAATGCATTTCAAAAGGTGGTCTAATTGGAGAATTAGATCATCCCACTGATTCAATCGTTCATTTCGCTAACGCTTCTCACAAAATTACTAAATTATGGTGGGAAGGAAAAGTACTAATGGGCGAAGGAGTCATACTAAACACACCAAGCGGAAAAATTCTAAAATCATTAATAAATGAAGGTGTTAGAGTTGGAATAAGCAGCAGAGGTGTTGGTAATGGCAAAGTGAATGAAGAAGGCATACTAGTCATCGGTGAAAGTTATAAACTAATAACATTCGATGCAGTTGCTGACCCAAGCACTTCGCAAGCTTTCCAAGAGCGCGTAGTCTCAAAGGAAAGTGTGGATTCTATTCCTGTGTCACCAGAATTTAATGAAAAAATTGAAAGTAGCAGCATACATAAGATCAGCAAAGAACTTATTATTGCCGCTATAGGTGGCATTGTTCATAAACAAGCTAACGAAATCAAAGCGAGGTTGAGCTAATGGAAAAAATTGTAGAAGCATTGACAAAATTACTCCCAGAAGATGCAGTTAATGACGTATCAGAGGCAGTAAAAACAGAGCTTGAGAAAGCAAAGCAGGAATATGAGCAGGAGTTCAACTCCAAGCTCGAAGAAGCCTATGCTGAACTTTCCAAGGAGCTAAAAGAAACTGAATCAACAGCATATCAAGGCTATCAAGAAGCCTATGCTATCATCGAAGACCTTCGTAAACGTCTCGATGTACAACAAAAAGAATTCGAATCAACAATGGAAGACGGATATGAAGAAGCCTACCAAATGTTGCAAGCCGAAAAATCTAAAAATGAAAATTTAGAAGTAGAAATGTACGAAGAATTCAACAATAAACTCTCAGAAATGAAGAATTATATGGTTGATAAAATCGACGCATTCTTGCAATACAAAGGCCAAGAACTTTATGAAACTGCTAGAAAAGAGATCGTCAACGATCCAGCAGTCGCAGAACAAAGAGTTGTTCTTGATAGAGTTCTAGAATGTGTATCCGACTACATCTCTGATGAACAATACACAAGTGTAATCAATTCTAGATTATCAGAAGCAGAAAAGAAAATTGAAGAACTCAAGGGTCAAACAAAAATTCTTGAAGCTCGCAATATCAGATTGAGTACAGAAAATAATAAACTCAATGAATCAGTTCGTAAGGCTGAACAAGTCATCAACGAATCAGTCAAAGAGGAAAAGCAAGAAAGAGTTGAAAAGGCAAAGAATGTGCAGGGGAGAGGACGTGCTGTCAACGATCCTGAGTTAGTTGCAGAATGGAATGGCAACGAAAAATCCGTAGAGAAAAAGGAAAAAGTTGACACAACTTTAGTAGAAAGCCTCGATCCAGAATTCTTGCGTCAAATGCAAGTTCTTGCTGGAACAAAGGCAAGTGAGTAATTAGATCTTTAGTATAACCAAGGAGAAAAATAAAAATGCAAGCAAATGCCAAATTTCTAAATGAAGCAAGAGAGCTTGAATCTCGTTGGGCACAAACAGGTTTGCTAGAGAACATCAATGACAAGTACACACGTTCTTGCACTGCCGTTCTTCTAGAAAATCAAAGGCTCATCAACGAGAGTTCAACTGATAGTGGCGACGTAGCCCAATTCAAGAGAATATCAATTCCTCTTGTCAGAAGAATTTATCCACAATTAATCGCCAACAAAGTTGTATCAGTACAACCATTACTTGGCCCAACCGGACTCGTCTATTACTTAAGATTCCGTTATGGTAGCAACAAGGGCGCTGTCCGTGGTGCTACAAAGAGCGGATTCCCAACAGACGATGCCA